CACTCGACGCCATGTCGATGATTCTGCAATCCAACCCGCAGCTTTGGACTGTGGCCGGCGATTTGTTCATCAAAAACATGGATTGGCCCGGAGCGCAGGAAATGGCAAAGCGGTTCAAGAAAATCCTTGACCCGAAAGTCTTGGAAGAAGGCGATCAGTCGCCTGAAATCATGGCAGCCAAGCAACAGATTGAAGCCCTGTCGCAAGAACTCAACCGCGTGTCTGACATCATGGAAAACATCCAAGATAGCGCAGAACAGCAGAAAATCTCCATCGACAAGTACAAGGCTGAAGTGCAGGCTTACGAAGCTGAAACCAAGCGTATTTCTGCGGTACAAAACAGCATGACACCTGAACAAATTCAGGATATTGTCATGGGTACGATTGCAGGCGCTTTGGATACAGGCGACTTGATCGGCGGTTCACCAGAGATGCGCGAAGTACCGCAGATGGACGAACAGATGCCAGAAGCGCCTGAAATGGGCGAACAGCCTGAACAACCTGAAATGCCAATGCCTGAACAAGCCCCTGAAGGAATGATGTAATGAGTTGCGCTGATTTTATAGGTACACTGTTTCTTGCGCGCGATGTGGCCCACTCGACGCACTTGAACACGCGCAGCTTTGCCAAGCACTCCGCTTTGAACACGTTTTACGACGAAGTCATCGAACTGGCGGACAAATTTGCAGAGGCTTATCAAGGGAAATATGGCCTAATCGGCCCCATTTCGCTTATGTCAGCTAAGAAGACTAACAACATTGTTGAGTTTTTAGAAGGTCAGGTAGACGAACTTGATGCAATGAGGTATAAAGTTGTCGATAAGGAGTGTACCCCACTTCAAAACATTATCGACGAGATTTTTGGGTTGTATTATGCGACCTTATACAAACTGAAATTTTTGGCTTAGGATAATATGTATGTCTGCTAATTTTACCGCTTTGAGTGCCACCGCGCAAGTCAAGATTGGTCTTGGCAAAGTGAAGGGTATCTTTGTGTCTTCAGGCACTAGCCCTACTATTGCTGTTTACGATTCCGCAACGGCGTCTACTAGCGATCCAGTTATCGTAGCAACTTTTACTGGGGCTACTCCCGGTAACTATGTGTTTACTGGCGATGCAGACGGCGTGGTATTTAGCAAGGGTTTATATGTCGTTCTCGGCGGCACAACGCCTAAAGTTTCTGTTTTTTACGAATAATATCGTAATCAACATATTACTTTTAACGTGTAAGGACACATAATGCCGCAAGTATTTCTATCACCTTTAGGCGGCGCGGGCGCGCAGTTTTTTGATAACAACGGCGTTATTCTGTCGGGTGGCAAAATTTACACGTATGCCGCAGGAACCACAACGCCACAGACAACTTACACCAGTGCATCTGGCGCCACGCCCCATGCAAATCCTATTGTTTTGGACAGTGCAGGCCGCGTACCGGGCGGCGAAATTTGGCTAACATATGCTCAAGTCTACAAATTTGTTATTGAGACATCGACAGGCGTTTTGCTAGGTACGTTCGATAATATATCTGGTGTAAATGCCGCCCAAATTAACGCCGACATTGTGGTCTATGATCCACCTTTCACTAGCGCGGTTTCTACAAATGTTGAAGCCAAATTGGCGCAATATCTTTCGGTGCAAGATTTTGGGTCGCCAGTAACAGCGGCTGTTTTACAGGCTGCAGTAAACGCTGCCTCTGCTGAAGGTAAGGCTTTGTATCTTGGCGACACAAACTTTACTATTAACACCACCATAGCTATACCAAACGCTGACATAGTTATTTATGGCCCCGGCGCAGCCGCGCTTACCATTACGTTCACAGGCACGGGCAGCTTGTTTTCTGGCACAAGCCTTTTTTCAACAACAAACGTAGATATTGGTGGGTTTACTGCTATAGCTGGCGCTCCAAACTGTGGCGTGGCAGTTTACCTTCAGTATGCTACGTCTATCGGCGTTGATATTCGAGCCGCAAATATTTTTGATATAGTTGTAGACGGCAATAGCACAAACTATTGGACGGGCGGGTTTAACATAAACAATGCGCGTAACTCTATTTTCGCTGACTGCTATGTGCATGGGCCAACTGATAACCTAACCAAAACGCAGTACGGGTTTTTGATTGCTGGCCAAGCTACAGACGTAAAAATTGATAACTGTCAGGCTGTCTCTGTAGGCACAGGCGTTCAGATTTTAGAAAATGGCGAAGGTACAATGATCAGCAATTTTGTTGCTGTCGATGTAAATGTTGGCGTTAGTAAATTGCATTCAACTGGCAATGCTGAACCTTGGCTTGCAATGTCAAATTGGCATATTAACTGCCGCCAAACAGGTATCTATCTTAAAGATGTTCTGCAAACCACCATTACAAACGGGCTGTTGTACGCTCAAAATGCTACTGGTGCGTGGATCGGCGTTCATGTTGATACCCCAGCCGTTGTAAACCAAGACGTTATGGTTGATGCGCTTATTGACGGGCAACTTGCTGGCGGGGGTGTTACATCAACCACAGGGCTTAAAATCAATTCGGGTAACGGCGTTAGCGCACGTTTGAAATTGCGTTCCCTTGATGTCGGCGCAGACATTGCGGCAGGCGTTACCAACTCTGTTATTTCACTTGAGCCTAATGCGGTTACAAACATCGTAACAGGCGCTGGCGTTTATGCGGCTACTAATCGCATATTCACTAATCTCCCCGCGCTAGGGTACGGCATCCCTAATAGGGGTGGCCCATTCAACGGCGACAATTCCGCCACGGTAAATAAATCCGCAGAGTTGTATTGTTTTGGCGAAGATACAACCGGATTAGTAAAAGCTGCTGGAGGACATCGCGCAGTTTCTCAAGATGCAAACTGGGTAAATACGCAAATTGAATTGTTTGCGCGACGCGGCGATGCCATTGTAGAAGCGTTAATTCTTTACGGGAATGGGACTCCAGAAGGTGCTGTTACAGCACCACGGGGTGCATTGTTCACTCGCAGCGATGGCGGCGCTGGGACAACCTTGTACATCAAGGAAAGCGGAACAGGTAACACAGGATGGGTAGCAAAATGAACAACTTTGAACTTCTTCTAATGTGCTATAAATCTGGACAAGTCAGCGAACATCAATGGACTGAGCATTTGAAAGATGTTGACTTTGCTGAGTGGATGAAAAATCACCCACGTTAACTAAGATTGCCAGACTGCATCAAATGATGTAGTCTAGCCACCAACCGTACTGATGCGGCTCATCAGGAACTCTTTAAGGGTTAAACATGGACGATAATGTCTTTACCGAAGCGGATGCCTCCGCGCCAGAACTCGAAGCCACGGCAGCAATCGAGCCTGTAGAAAACACGACGCCGGAAGAGCAGTCTGCTGATCAGGAAGCACCTAAGACTTTTTCACAAGAAGACTTAGACGCCATCGTAGGTAAACGACTCGCAAGAGAGCAGCGTAAATGGGAACGCGAACAGGCTCAAAGGGCAGAGGAAGTGCAGGCACGGCAGCAGCCGATCCACGACATAACCCCTGAACAATTTGAGACTTACGAGGATTACGCAGAGGTTTTGGCTGAGCGTAAAGCCGAAGAAATGCTGGTACGCCGTGAAAGGGATAACCAGCAACGTGCAATGCTAGAGTCTTATCACGAACGTGAAGAGGCAGCGCGGGACAAGTATGATGACTTTGAACAAGTCGCATACAACCCCAACCTTCCGATCACCGACGCGATGGCAATGGCAATACAAGCATCCGACGTTGGCCCCGACGTGATTTATCACTTAGGTATCAACACAAAAGATGCCCAGCGTATTTCGCGTTTAGACCCCATTTTGCAAGCTAGGGAAATTGGAATGATTGAGGCGCGGCTTTCAGCCGAACCTACATTCAAAAAAACATCCAACGCCCCGGCACCGATTGCACCTGTCAATGCCCGCACCGCTGGTGCGCCAACATTTGATACGACAGACCCACGGTCAGTAAAGTCCATGAGTACGTCAGATTGGATTGAGGCAGAACGGCTACGGCAGATCAAGAAGTACGAGGCACAACGCAACCGATAAATTAGGATTATTTCCATGAGTAACTCGATTTTAACCATCGACATGATCACGCGTAAGGCGCTTGAGATTCTCGAAAACAACTTGGTTCTTACACGTAACGTAAACCGTCAGTACGATGACAGCTTTGCTGTTGAAGGTGCTAAAATTGGTTCAACCCTGCGTATCCGTCTTCCAGACCGCGCACTTGTAACTGATGGCGCAGCCCTTCAGGTACAGGATGACAACGAGCAGTTCACAACTCTGACCGTTGCCAACCAGAAGCACATCGGCGTTAACTTCACGACTGCTGAATTGACCATGCAGCTTGATGATTTCGCAGAGCGCGTTCTGAAGCCACGTATCTCGCAGCTTGCTTCCAGCATCGACGCTGACGTTGCGAATGCGTATGCAACCATCGGTAACACTGTTGGCACGCCCGGCACTACGCCATCGACTTCGGCTGTTCTTCTTGCTGCACAGCAGAAGCTGAACGAAAACGCTGCCGTAATGTCGCCACGTTATGCCACTGTCAACCCAGCCGCAAACGCTGGTTTGGTCGAAGGCATGAAGGGTCTTTTCAACCCAACCGACACTGTCAGCAAGCAGTTCAAGAACGGCATGATGGGTACCGGCGTACTTGGTTTTGAAGAAATCAATATGTCGCAGTCCATCAAGCAGTTCACCACTGGTTCGCGTACTGCAACTGGCGGCACGACTTCGGCTGCTGTTACGTCGGAAGGCGCAACCACCATTGCCATCACTGGCGCTGGCGCATCGGCTACCGTTAAGGCTGGCGACGTGTTCACTGTAGCTGACTGCTTTGCTGTCAACCCACAGACCCGTGAAAGCACTGGTTCGTTGTTCCAGTTCGTTGCTCTTGCTGATGTCACGCTCAGCGGCGCAGGCGCTGGTAACATCACTGTTGCTGCAATCTACTCGGCTGCACACGCACTTGCCACTGTCAACACACTGCCCGGCAACAGCAAGGCAATCGTGTTCGTCGGCGCGGCTTCTACGCAATACGCGCAGAACCTCGTATACCACAAGGACGCTATCACCTTCGCAACCGCCGACCTTCTGCTCCCACAGGGCGTAGATATGGCTTCGCGTCAGGTGCATAACGGCATCTCGCTTCGCGTTGTTCGTCAGTACGACATCAACAACGACCGTATGCCTTGCCGTATCGACGTTCTGTATGGCTACAGCACGATCCGTCCGCAAATGGCCTGCCGTCTCTGGGGTTAACCTAATACCGGCCCCCAGTTCGCTGGGGGCCAAACATTTTAAAGGATTTATAATATGGCTATTCTACCTAATGGCGCCGGCGGTTATCAAGTTGGCGACGGCAACCTCGGCGAAGTCACGCTGGGCGTATCCGCAATCCCTACCGCGTACACCGCAGCCGCTACACTGACCACTGCCGATTTGGCTGGTGGCGCAGTTGTCTACACTTCGTCGTCTACTGCTGACCTTACGCTTCCTGCAGTCACCGTTGTTAACGCTGACATCAGCAGCGCCAAAGTTAACTCATCGTTTGAGTTTTCTTTGATTGCTACCAGCACTGGCGTTCCTACTATCGTAGTAGGCACTGGCTGGACGTTGGTTGGCGTTGGTACAGGCGTTGCATCGCGCAGCGTATTGTTCCGCGCTGTCAAGACCGGCGAAGCTACGTACAACCTGTACCGTATCGCTGGCTAATAGGTTTGCCCCGGCTACGGTCGGGGCATCCTTTTCAGGAGAAAATCAATGGCTAATACAAAATCTATTGGCGTTGCTTTCCTAGACCAAGATATTATTGGCGCACAATATCTCTTGGCTGACGAGCAACTCGGCTACACCGCCGCAGCACAAGGTACAGTCACGCAGGCGACAGATAAGTCAACTGCCGTTACGCTGAACAAGCCTGCTGGCCGTATCACTATGAACAACGCGTCTTTGACTACTGCCACTAACGCTACGTTCACGCTGAACAACAGCTTCATTTCTGCAAATGACACTGTTATTCTTACTATCTCTGGCGGTCAAGCGACCGCTGGATCGTACAACGTGTTTGCAAACGGTTTGGCTGCTGGCTCTGTCAGCATCAGCCTACGCAACATTTCTGGCGGTACGCTGTCAGAAGCAGTAGTGATTAACTTCGCAATCATCCACTGCGTTTAATTAATTTGGGCGGCTTTCGGGCCGTCCATTTTTAAAGGTTTTTTATGGCTGTTATCTATCTTGTTCACGATGTCCACGGGGCAAAAGTCGCTATTTCAGAAGAAGAAGCGATTTATGATGAAGATTTCGGCTGGGAACGCTATAATCCTGACGTGCCTGTAAAGGCGTCAATCAACGAAATGCCGGTAGCCAAAAGCCGCCGCAAAGCGCAGGAAGACTAATCAATGGCAACTGCTGGTGACATAATTAATGGTTCGCTTAGACTGCTAGGTGTTCTAGCAGAAGGTGAAGTCCCATCGGCTGAAACGTCGCAGGACGCACTGCGCGCCATGAACCAGATGATTGATAGCTGGAACACTGAGCGCCTCGCGGTCTACTCGACGCAAGACCAAGTGTTTACATGGCCGTCAGGTCAGCTTTCGCGCACGCTGGGGCCAACAGGCAACTTTGTCGGCAACCGCCCAGTGCTGCTTGATGACAGCACCTATTTCAAAGACCCCGGCACTGGCGTCAGCTACGGCATCAAATTCATCAACCAGCAGCAGTATAACGGTATCGCGGTCAAGACCGTCACATCGACATACCCGCAAGTCATCTTCATCAACATGACGTTCCCCGACATTGAGATGTACATCTATCCGCGTCCGACGCGCAATCTAGAATGGCATTTTATTTCTGTTGAGGAACTAACTCAGCCTGCAACGCTGGCGACAGTACTGCATTTCCCGCCCGGCTATCTGCGTGCGTTCCGTTATAACTTGGCGTGCGAATTAGCACCTGAGTTTGGCGAGGAACCATCGGCACAGGTTCGCCGCATTGCTATGTCGTCGAAGCGTAACATAAAACGTATCAACAACCCAGATGACATCATGTCCATACCGTACAGCCTTATCGCTTCGCGGCAGCGGTTTAACATCTACGCAGGGAACTACTAATGCCGACTGTCACTATTACAGGTCTTCCTTTAGCAACTTCGCCGTTGGCCAGCACAGTTGAGATGCCGGTTGTTCAAGACGGCGTTACGAAACGCGCAGGTGTAGCCACTATTGGCTTTGTGCAATCTGGCACAGGTGCGGTATTGCAGACAATACAAGCCAAACTGCGCGGCACGGTAAACGCTGCCGATTACGACACTCTTGCTAATGCTAAAGTGGGCGCAGGGACAACCAAGGTTATTTTTGGTTCTAGTGGAGATATGCTTTCCCCCGGATATGTCTCTATTTCAAGAGGCGGGTTTTACGAAGGGACTCTTGGCCAGCTTAATGAGCCGGGAGCCAATAACTTTGCTAAAGCAGCACAAAATGGTGTGTCGGTGTTCAGAGGAACTGCTACTACTCCTGACAGTACGCTGTCTTATGCCCGCACTGGCGCTTATGTGGAAGTTCATAACAGTACCGCACTAACTCAAGCGCGATCAGTTTGGGGTAATAAGTATAAAATTAGCGCGATCACAACTGAACATATCGCTGAAGCTGGCTGTGAAGCTGAAGTTAACGGCGCTTCATTCCGCGCGTATTCAACTAATGCACCGATTTCAGCCGATCCGTCTAAAAGAATAATGGTTGGTGTATCCGCCATCGCGCAAACCAACACGGGCGCTGGAACTACGCCGTGGGATGTGTTCGGCGCCAACATCATCGCAGCACAGACTTCTGGAAATGCGCCAACAAACGTCGTTGGAATTGAAGTCGATGTCATTAATTTCTCCTCGTCTGCTGGGCTTCGCCCCGGTCAGGTCGGTGCCAGCAATTATACAGCTTATTGGGCGCAATCTGATGCGGCATCAGGGTCGCAATCAGACACCGCATTTTATGCTTCCAACACGGCAACGTCGGCTGGCTGGCGTCAAATTCTTCAGGCAGAGGGCAAGATAAACAACTGGATGGTCTACCTCACTACATCAGTTAACGAAGTGTCCGCGCGCGGTATTCGCGTCGAAACGAAATGGCAGGCGTCCACTGGACGGTTGTTAGAATTGTGGGTCGACACAAACGAGCAAATGCGGGTAGATGGGGCTGCCGATAACCCTGTGTGGATACGGGTAGGAAGTACTCTCAAGCAAATTACACAGGACGCAGCA